AGAAAACCCGTCTCGATTTTCCCGAAAATTTATCTTGACATATCACCAGAATGCTATTAGAAAAGCCCTCCGGGCAGTGACGCCCAGAGAGCCAATGTTGCTCCTATGACGGAAGGAGCATCCGAGATACGAGGATCACCTCCTCTCACTGATTTGTCTTTGTGAGCTGCTTGTAGATCTGGTTCACGCCAGTTGCTGCAAGACCAGACACGATGCCGACAGCCAGCGCGTTAATGACATCGCTGGCCGGGAAGTCCGGCATGAGATACAGCCCGGCAACACCAAGCACAGCGCCGACGCAGCCGCAGATCACTGGGATCAGCTCATCCTTCACACCTCCTGCTGCCTTGCAGGCAATACCGACCAGATAGGCAATCACCGTGATTGCTGCTACACTTGCGATTCCAAAGTCCATCTTCACTTCACCTCCTTCTCTTCTGCCGTCAGTGGTAGTTCCAGACACTTTCTGTACAACGACTCCCCGGTTCCATTACCACCGAGTGCCTTGTAGGGCTTGTACAGATACTCAAGATTGCTCCGGTCCTCCGGTGAGCACCAGCCCCGGGCAATAAAAAAGCTGCAGGCCTGATAAATTCGGTCGTGCAGCAGTGCCATCATTCCTTCTTTGATTTGGTCATTCTCCTGTTTTCGCCGGAGCAGCGCTCGCCAGAGCCAAGTGATCACGGCAATGATCAGTGCAAACAGCTCCTGAATCCAATAGCGTAGGATATAGTCTATCAACGGTTTCACCTCCCATCACACAGCATCCGTAAGCGTATACGTAACCTTCATGGACTGAGCACTGGTCTTCACAACCGGGGAACTCAGGTTGCAGATAGTGCCCAGATAATTGCAGGCAAAACTGTAATACATCGTATTACTCGACATTTGGAATCGCTCCAGGTGCTCAGTTTCATGTGAGATATAGTCGTAAGGCTGATAAACACTGGAGGTTGATTCCGTGTTCATTCGATACTTACCGTCCGGATAAACGTAACCCGGACTTCCATAGGTTGTTGTTGAACCGGAGGATGTCGTGCCGGTCCACTCAAATGTTGCAAACACCCCGCCGCCGCGCATCGGGAAGATTCTTCTGCAGCGAACGCTTCCGAAATTGATCTCCGATACATCTACCGTATTCGACAGATTTACTTTATAGAGCGTGTGCTCATCATAGCTGACAAAGTACAGATATCCACCGGATACCACTGCGTTCAGCTCTTCATAAAAGTACGTGCCTCCTGTCGACTTAGCCGTCACATTGGATACAGCGATGGTCTGCTCCGCTTCCTCCTCAAAAGAGAAATCGGAGATCTTGATCTTGCGGACCCGAATACTGACAGTTCCCTGATTGTAAACCGTGGGAACATAGATGGCATACAGATAACCATCGTAGGCATCCGAAATCGCCCAATAGTTGCTGTCAGGATTTTTGAATGCGAAATCAAAAATCTGTGTTTCTTCTCCAAAGTAGGGCGTGTACGCCTTGATGATATTTGAGTAAACCTGTTTCTTGTAGATGACACCATTGTAATAGAGATAGAGAGTGCCAGTGCTCAAATCAAACGTAACCGGACAATACTGTCGGTCGCAGGTCAGACCACCTTCACTATATTGTGCTCCCGTAAAAGGATTCTCTCCCCCTCTTCGATGGGTCAGCGCAAGGGATGCGATGGTTCCATTGGCCTGAGATGTAGAGAAATCCCAGACATTCACATAGCCGGTATTCGTCCTTCCCGATTCAGCTGTGTTGATCGACCCGCCGAGTTTCGTTGCCGTGTCCACTGCCTGTCCTGCGTGGCCGATCAGATGTACGTTCATCGGAAAATGTACGTTATTCACGTCCTCGGTAAGAGTCCCGTCAAACAGGAACAGTCCACCCAGTGCTCTCGTAGCTGCGGGAAGCAGATCATCAAAGTGATTAACTCCCTTCGCACCGACATTCGCCGCAAGGCCAAGCAGATAGCCCAGCGCGTTCGTGACCATGTTGTCCTGCTCAATCCGCTGATTTTCTCCTGTGATTTCATTGTGCAGATCGATCTGCAGATGTCCTTTCAGCATTTTTCTCCTCCTCAATCATTCTTGTAGGTGATGATAAAGTTCGTGAGGGAGGAGTCTTTTCCATCGATCATGAACTTGAACCAGATCTTCTTGTTTGCCTGCGCACCGGAATAGAGAGCAGCGCAGTCTGTTGCAAGGAAGGCAGCCATATCCACCGGATCGGTATAACTGGTCCCGTCGAAACTGTACGACACGATTACTGCCCCTTCGTAGACAGCTGTCATCTGCGAAATGCCGTGAATGGTTTCATGACCAAGGTCCGCGACGCAGCTGATCGTCTGCTTCTTCGGCACGGCCTTCACAACCGCCTTCATCGGGTTTGGATTTCCATCCGACCAGCGGTAAATGACCGGCTTGGTGAGGCTCGTGATCTGCTCGGACGTCGGTAGGGTATCAAAGCCTTTCTCCTGAAAGAAAGATGCCTCCCCAAGGTCTGCCGCAACGGCATCCGTGATCTCGGTCACTGTCCCATCCACGAGCGTGTAGATTTTCCCGTCGAAGTCTGAGAGCAGGTACTTCTTCGCATAGGGCGGTTCCACCCCGGTGAACAGGAGATACCCGAAAGCACCTGCATCATTTCCCCGGCTCTGCGATCCGTCCTTGGTATAGCGGAGCACAATGGTGTGCGTCCCGGATGTAAGCTCATAGGTGAAATCAGTAAAGGTACTGGTGCCGGTCCCGGACTTCTTCAGAATCTCCGTGCCATCCACAAGGACAATCAGCCAGTCATAATTGGCTTCACTGGATACGATATAGCTTAAGGCGAGACTCCCTGACTCTGCCAAGGTGATAGAGAGGGTTGTTTCACTGATCCCGCTGTTTCCGATCTGGCCGCTTCGGAGCGTATTCACTCCATCAACCTGCCATGTATCCGCTGTGTAGAAAGGCGTGGTTCCATCCGTCACGGACAGAATGCTTTCCACACCTTCCTTCCACGCATCATCCTCAAAGGTGATCCGCAGGGTATTGTTTTCTCTTACAATGCTCACGGGCTCACCTCCTCCAAGGTTTCAATTTCCGGATAGGCGTTGTAGATATCCAGAACATCCAGCTGACCGGTATCCACAGTGCCTGAATTACTCTCCACACTGAACTGCGTCTGAAGAACAAATGCATCATCCGCATTTGTCGTAATGTAAGTGCTTTTGTACTCCGGCTTTCCTTCCGTGTCGGACAGGATGTAATACCGGACCACAATTCCTACATTTGAGCTGTCCGTAAAGGTTCCAAGAACAGACGCCATATTGAACGAAATCGCGTCGTTTGCACCAGTCGGTACCGGTGTCAGAAGTACCGTCTTCACCTCGTCTGTAAACGTTCCGATCACAGAGCCCATTGAAAATCCGGTGAATTCCTCTTCTGCATTAATCGTGCCATCCCACTTGCCTGTTCCGGCAAGGCCCATACCTTCGATCACGGCATTGATGCAGTTGGTATCAAGCGTTATGGAGCCGCCTGCTGCCGTAAGGAAGATCACAAAAAGATACACGGTATTAGCTTTTACATTCCCGATGTAGTAGTGAAGCGTCAGGATATGCTTTCCGGGAACTACGTAGGTTTCGACCGGGTGATAATCAATCTCATCTCCCGCAAGCGTGTAGGAAACAGTAACCGTCATCTTATTGGGCGAGGCAAGTGCGGTCTCGGCGCTCGTCATCCGCTCATCAAGGGCGCTGACTCCCGTCTGAAGCTCCGTAATCTCGCTCTGCAGCTCTGTTACGGTTGGAGCAGAGGCATCCGCGATCGTCACGGCATTCAGCTTTGTGCTTCCGATCGCATGCGTAGCGCTGAATTTGGTGTCGAGCAGTAGTTCCGCCCAAAGGGATACTTCAGAGTCCTTCGTGGCTGTGGCAAACCGGATCGATGCTACCGGCACCCGTTTTCCATCCCCTACCTCCATCACCTGTGTGTTCGTAAAGAGATAGTGAATCAGCTGATTCTCATCGGTATTGGAAACGAGCCCCGCGAGATTCTTGTCTGTTTTGCTTCGGGCGCTGGCAAGGGACGGGTCCTTGCCGACTCCGACCATCTCAAAGTACTGGTTGTACTGAAACGTGAACTTGGTGATGCAGTAGAGCGCATCGCCATCCGCGAGACCGTTTGTAAAGACCAGCACATCACCGAGATCATATGCCGGGTTCCCGATCGCCCGGCAGGTAAATGGCACATACTTGATCTGCTGGATTGCCGTAAGAATTGCTCTTGCCATCTCTTCCTTTGTTGCCGCAACACCATATTGCAGGAAAGGATTGCTGCCAAGATTCATCGTGAGACCGTCATCTTCATCTTCGGCATAGTAGGAGGTCGTATTGTCCTCCATGTTGACAACCGAAAGACCGGTGTATCTTGTGACATAGTCCGAGAAAGACCCGCCCGTAAACCGGTGTGCGTCATCGATCGTATCGACAACCGTCTGATTGAATGCCCGGAAGACAATGTTTCCCTCCCGGTCTGCCATTGCAAAGCAGCCGATCGTCTGGGCAAGCCAGGACACCAGATCCCGCCAAGTCTCCACGTCATTCGTTGTAGTCTCGGAGATCATCGTTGTCCCATTGGCGAAGGCTTCGAACTCTTCCTCTGTGTTTGCAAATATTACTCCGGTCGCTTCCGCAATGGCCTGTGCACACTGATACGGCGTCACTTCCGTAATGACCTTGTTGCAGTCCTTATCAAGAAGCGCCATATGGTCATAGGCCTTGATCACCACACCGCTTGCCGTCCACTCCGCTGTTTCAACCGTAAAGACACCCAATGGGACATCCTCGTAAGTTCCATCCGATAGTTTCATCCCGAAGACCGGTTTGATTTCCAGTCCTTTCCATCCGTACCGGCTGATCGGCAGGTTCATGAACGTCGCATTCAATTCTCCGATATAGACCTGACCGAGGGAAATCTCATCATTTCCGGTGCACTGGTTTGTGATGGAGAAGGACCCGGCGAGGATGTTGTCATCCGTGAAGGAATGATCCCCGATAGTTCCCGTCATTCGAAAGCGCTGGACCGGCTGCTTCATGGCTGTCTTATAGTTCTCACTTACGGCGTACATGAAGCGCCTCCTTTCCCAAGCTCAACATCAACAAACATCAAAACTCCTGCAGATCAAAGCTCACAGTGTAGAGCCCGTTCGTCCCCTTCGTCTTCTCAGAGTTTTTCTCCGGGCCCGTCTTGAAGTTCCGGATCCGCATCGTCCTTGTCTTGTAGTTCTGTGTTTTCAGGTCATAGAGCTTCACCACAATGCTGTCCTTGTCCCGGAACTCTGCGAACTTTGCAGCCCATCGGCTGGAACACTGAAAAGAAGCAGAAACGGAGAGCTTGTCATATCTCGTGACAATGACCTGATCCGTTCCTGCTTCTGTTTGATTGGTGCTCTCAATGACGGAATAGCTCTCCTCCCAGCTTTCCGGTGTGAAGAGCTCTGTCTCGTCAAAGTAAATTGGATAGTCCTTTAACATCATCGCCCTCCTGACCGGTAATTACTCCGCTGAGTCGCACGCACAACGATCTCATCAATTCTCTCCTGCCCGATGTAGACAGGAATGATGATGTCGCCGCCAGATACACCGGCAAGTGCTCCCTGTACGATCTCCGCGAGCTTATCCGTACCCACAACAGCTTCCTGCCCGGCTTCGCCGCCTCCGAGAAGTCTCCCTCCTGCAGCACCAAAGATCGTCGGGCTGTTCAGGATATAAGCATCATCCATCGCCTTTTTGTACCAACTCACGGACAGATGTGGAACCGAAGGCGGATTCAGAGAAAGACTTCCACTGATGGAAAAATGCGGAAGCTTGATATGTGGAAGCTCCAAGTGACATCCGGCAAAGAACCCCTTAATGCGGTCAAGACCGCCACTCACGATACTCTTGGCGCTCTCAATCATTGAGGAGAACGCTCCCTTGATCTCACTGAGTTTTCCCTGAGCTACAGAGAGCGCGTCTCCGAGTTTCCCACCGGTCAGCTCATTGATCTTCGAGAACCCTGTCTCCCAGATCGACTTGTAGGCATCGACCGCTGTTCCGATCACACCCTTAATGCCACCACCGTGTGTTTCAATGGAGGACTGAATGGCATCCCACGTAGTTCCAGTCTTGGTTTTTACCGTCTCCCATGCCGTTCCGATGGTTGTCTTGACGTTTTCAAACACGGTGCTGGCTGTCGATTGGATCCCGTTCCATGCACCGGAAAGCGTGCTGGTAATCCCACTCCACGCACTCGATGCCGCCGAGCTGATCGTTGACCATGTATTTCCTAGGAAATCAGAGATACCGGTGAAGATGCTCTGTGCAGTTCCACTGATTCCTTCCCAAAGACCTGTGAAGAAATCCTTGATGCCATTCCACACCGTTTCCGTTGTGGACTTAATGCCATCCCAGAGCCCGGAGAAAAAATCGCCCAGCGCGCTGCCAACTGTCTTCACACCATCACAGACGGTAGACCAGACCCCGCCAAACCACTCGGAGATCTCGCCCCAGTGCTTTACGATCTCAATAACCGCAACCACAGCAGCCACAACAGCCGCGATGATGGCGATGATCGGTAGTATCGGTACAGAAACTGCTGTAATAGCCGGAATAACTGTGCCGGAAATAAATCCAATAAAGGTACCAAGCGTCGAGGTGATTCCACCGATTGCCGAGACAACTTTTCCCACACCGACAAGAACCGGTCCGACGGCAGCTGCAATAAGGGCTGTCTTGATGATCGCCTCCTGCATGCCCGGGGACAATCCATCCCATGCGTCCTTGAGTCCTGTGACCACGTCCTTGATCTGCGTCATGGCCTCGGTGATCATCGGAGCAGAAGCATCAACGATTTCCGCACCGAGGTCTTTCAGGTTGTTCATCACAACCGTCATCTGGTCGAGAGGATCCAGTGTCTCGTTGAAGGTGTTCTCAACAGATCCGGAAAAGTCTCCGAGAGTAGAGGACAGGTCATCGAGGGATAGCTTGCCGCTTTGCACCGCGTTATAGATGGCACCACCAGCACGGGAGCCGAACAGGTCATAGGCTGCCTGCAGCTTTT